GACCCGGAAGATGATGAAATATTATTTAAAAGTGGAGAGAGTATATGGGATAAGATCATGAAGAAATTTAAAAAAGATGACTTGGAGCAGATAGCAGATAATACCATAAAGCTAACCAGAGAAGCTAACAAGGCCGGAAGGAGTATAAGCGATGATACTTTTTCTAAATTAAAAAGTGCGCTTGAAGCATTGCAGGCATTAATCGAGAAGGCAGATAAAGAGAGAAAGCCTGATTATATGAAAGAAAAAAAAATGAAAGGAGATGAATTGGAGATGGAAGAGAAAGATGTAATAAAACTAATCGATAATAGGCTGGACGAGAAACTTAAACCTATTAACGAAGGCCTAAAATCATTACTTCCTAAAGAAGAGGAAGCAGATAAAGCTAAAGAAGAGGAAGGTGATGAAAAAGGTAAAGTAGAAAAGAAAGAGGAAGTAGAGAAAAAAGAAGATTCCAAGGAAGAAAAAGAGGAAGAGGAAGAGGAAGACAATGAAAAAGATGTATTAAAAGCAGAGAATATCTCTCTAAAAGAAACCCTGGAAAAACTTCAGAAAGCTAAAAAGGGCCTAACCAAAGCAGAGAAGGGTCAGGAAGATGGTGAACCCAAACCATATACTATGAAGGACCATTTTAAAGAGCTGGAAAGAGATAGCCTGGGCAGGGCAATACCCAAAAAATCATAAAACAAAAAAAAGAAAGGAGATGATATAGATGTTAAGTCAAGAAGAAATGTTGAAATTAATCGATAGAGCATTAAAAGGCGGGATTGTAGATGTAGATGCTTTAGGAGAAGCTGTACTGCAGCCAGCTAAACTAACCAGATTCGTACGAAAGATGCAGGAAAAGACGGTTATATTACCAGAAGCCAGATATATGCTAATGGAAGCACAAATCGTGCATATAGACAGAATATCCTTTACTGGAAGAGTATTGGATTCTGGAGATGATGCAGGAGGAGTACATCGCACATTATCAGAGAGCGATTATGCAAAACCGACCACAGCAATAAACAAATTAACAGCTCATGAATTCCAAGCTATTGTATCTATTCAAGATAAAGCTTTAAGAAGAAATATCGAAAAAGAAAATTTCGAGGAAACTCTAATAGATTTATTAGGGGAAGCAGTAGGAAGGGATATGGAGGAATTTGCCTTATTTGCAGATACCGACATGAGCTATGCCCAAGACCACGTATTGAGCAAATCCAACGGATGGATAAAACAAGCAGCGAATGCAATCTATGGAGGAGATAAATCAGACTTCGACCCGACACTTGCAACCTATCCGGAGAATATGTTCAATGCCATGTTGGGCGGGATGCCAAAGGAATATCTCACTGATATAGGAGCATGGAGATATTGGGTAAATTGGGATGTGGAGAATGCATATAGGGATTTACTGAAAGCCAGGGGAACCTCTCTTGGAGATAGCGTATATACCACAAACCAGAAACTGGCCTATAAGGGAATTCCAATCGAGAGAGTACCAATGATAGAGAGAGCGAAAACAGAAATACTGGGAGGCCCAGGAGACGTGGCCATGCTCGGATATCCGAATAACCATGTCTGGGGAGTATTCCATAAGGTAACCATCGAAAGGGAAAGGGAAGCAAAGAAAAGACAAACCGACTTCATCCTGACTCTGGAAGTAGATGCTGGATATGAAGACGAGAATGCGGTTATCGTAGCTTATATAGACAAATCTAATCCAGGCTCATAAAAAAAATAGGTAATAAAATTTAAAAAAACGGAGGCAGTATGTAGGAATATATATTGCCTCTTTATTTGAGAAGGAGGAGTTATGTTGGAAATCGGGATTGTAGGATATGGAATAGTAGGGAAGGCAACCCACAAGATATTAGGGGAAGGGAATAATATCAGCATACTTGACCCGGAAAAAGGCTACAAAAACGATATAACCCATTGCGATATTATATTTATTTGTATTAATGAAAAAGACCAGAGTATGGAAAACCTAATATCTTTAATTGATGAATTGGCAAGCCAAAACAAAAAATGCTTATTTGTAATTAGAACCACAGTAATCCCCGGAACGACAGACCAGATGGCTATAAAACATAAAAGAGAATTTATATATATGCCAGAATTTTTAAGAGAGAAAAACGCAGATTATGATGCATACCATCCCGACAAAATCGTTATAGGAACGGAAAGCGAACAGATATTTAAATTAATAAGTGTATTATTTAAAGATGATATCATTTATAAACAAAGGATATTACAAATAAAACCGATAGAAGCAGAGCTGGCAAAATTGGCCTTAAACAGCCTGGCCCTAATTAAAGTAGTATTCGCGGAAGAATTGTATGATTTAGCAAAAGTATTATTTGCAGATTATAATAATATATATAAAGTATTTAAGTTGGACCAGAACATAAATGAAAGGCATTTAAAAGCAAACGAGGGAGGATACAGAGGAGCAGACGGTAAATGTTTACCCAAGGACAGCGAATTCTTGGTGCACACCGGGGAAGGGAAGAGCAGAATGTCATTACTGGAAACAGCACAAATATTGAATAATCTATTTTTAGAGGCTAAAAAATGAGCAAAGAGCAAGAGGAAATCAGATTTAAAAAAGAAATAAGTAGATGGTATAAAACCTTTTTAGGTATTACCCAATCACATACATATTGGTTATATAAAGTCATCGATGAGATATTAAATGAGAATGAACAAATCAAAGGGATAATAGAAATAGGCACAGGTAGAGGAGCAATGTCTATATTCTTTGGATTGGAATGTTACGAAAGGAGATATAAACCATTATTAACTTATGACATCCTGAAGATAAGAGAACCAAGGTTATTCAAATTATTAGGAATCAGATATATTATTAGAGATTGTTTTAGTGAAGAATCCATAAACGAAATCAAGGAATATTCTGCTGATGATCCTATATTTTTAATGTGCGATGGAGGGAATAAAGCGAAAGAATTTAATATCATTATAGAGTTTTTGAAACCAGGCTCGATAATAGCAGCTCATGATTGGAATGAGGGATATGATTTTATAAGATGTATAGGAATGAGAAGAAAATTTATAAAAGAGACTATTGATAAATATAAATTAGTTCCGGTAAAAGAAGAAGAATGGGATAGACCACCAGACCATATTAAATCTTGCTTCTGGAGGAAAACAATATGAAGCGAATATTAATAACAGGCTCGAAAGGTACTATAGGTCTAAAATTATTAGAGGAGCTAAAAGGAAGAGGGTACTCAGTATTTGGGATTGACTTATTCCATCGTGCAGGGGAAAAAGGATTCAGCCAAAAAATGGGAAATGAGAAATGGGAATATGCCAGATGTGATATAGGAGAATACCGACAGATAGAAAGGATCATGGAAGAGGCCGGAAGATTTGATATTGTTTATAATTGTGCAGCAGAATTTGGGAGATGGAATGGGGAAGATTACTACGAGCAAATGTGGAAGAGTAATTTAATAGGTTTGAAAAACATTTTAAAACTTCAAGAGAAAGACAATTTTGAATTGATACATTTCTCCAGCTCTGAAATATATGGGAATTATGAAGGAGTCATGAGGGAAGATACACCAGAGAAACAAACCATTAATCAAATGAATGACTATGCAATCAGTAAAATGGCAAACGAGCAGCAGATAAGAAATTCAAGGGAGCTTTACAAGACCAGGACGGTGATCGTAAGATTATTCAATACCTACGGGGAAGGAGAAGAATACACACCATACCGTTCGGTAATTTGTAAATTTTGCTACCATGCGTTAATGGGATTACCGATAACCATTTATAAAGGACATTACAGATCCCACACTTATATCGATGACTGCGTAAAAGCATTGGCTAATATTACAGATAATTATATAGATGGTAGAATTTATAATATTGGGAGCAGCGAATATTTTAGCATTGAAGCGATAGCTGATATAATCTGGAAGATCACCGGAGCTTCAAAGAATTTAATAAAGTATGAAAATATGGAAAAGATGACAACCCGGAGAAAAAAGGTAGATATTAATTTATCAATTAAAGAACTGGATTATAAGCAGACCGTAAACATAAAGGAAGGTATAAAAAAGACAGTTGATTGGATGAAGGAGTTTTATAGAATATGAAAAAAATTATAATTGTACAATGCCAATTAAATACTTACTTCAGCGGAACGAAAAATATAGAAAGAAGCGGCAACGAAACCAATGAGGGATGGATTAAATATAGGATAGAATTATTTAAAAATTACTGCCTAAAAAGTATGAAGGCACAAACCAATCAATGGTTTAAATTTTTATTAAGATGCAGACCAGAGACGATTCCATTCATCAAAAAAGAAATGGGAGTATTACCAGAGAATATAATTATCGTAAATAATCGGGAGCTCGATAATAAAATAATTGAATTAGCGAAAGGGTACGAATTTTTATATTTAGCAAGGGTAGATAGTGATGATATGTGGGAAAAACATTTTATAGACCTTTTACATAATTACAGCCACAGGCCAGAAACAGAAGTTTTAATTAATCAGAATTGTTATAATTATGATATAAAATCTGGCAGGCTATCGAGCTTTTTTTACCGATCACCACAATCCTATGTTTTAATTTATGATCCGGAGGGATATACCAAAGGGAAAAGACATTATTTAAAGAGAGGTCATGGAGGAGCGATATTGCTGAAGCATGAAATAATAAATGGATTTAATTATATGGATACAGTTCATGATAAAAATATATTATCTATATTCCATCCCGGAAATTGGGATAAGTGGAGCGAAATAGAAGATAAGGAAAAAATAAAAGAAATATTAGAAGACTTTGGAATTATCAATAATAAGGAGATATCTAATGGAGCAGTATGAACAGAAAATATTATATCATATAAGTAAATGGTACGAAGGAACTGCCTATAAAAATATTAATTTAATGAAGGATAACTTCGGAGGAGTTATTATAAAAGATGATATCGAGGGATTAAAACAATATATAGAAGAAGAACATCCGGATATGATGGTGATCCGAGGGGATACCAGAACCGATTATAAGATAGCTATTAAATATAAGATTCCTTATTTATTAATCGAAAATGATATAAGCAGCATGAGGATAGGAGGGATAACCGGAGTAGACCAGGAGAGAGAAATGATAGAAAATGCATCTGCAATGATCCTGACCAGCGAAGGACACGCGGAATATTTACTTAAAAACAAGAAAGAGAAGGGATGGAACCTACCATATTTTAAAATAATACATACCAGGCCACTGGCGAAGGACATCGAAGGGATAGAGCCAAAGCCAAAACTTCCTGGCCTGAATTTAGTTTATGCAGGCGGAATAATGCCAGGTTGGGTAAGAAATAGGAGACCTTTCGGATACCGATGCTATCATGAGATATTTTCTCAATTTATAAAAGCAGGCTGGAATGTGCATATTTATTCAGCAAGCTACAATACCGGAAAGCTATCGGAATATAAAGGGATAGGATGTAAGGTTAATGAAACCCTGCCATATAAATTATTGCTACAGGAGATGACAAAATATACAGCAGGATTCCATGGTTATAATAAAGACCACGTTCCGGTTGGAGCTTACCAGTATACCCAGAGCTGCGTTGGGAATAAAGTATGGGATTACCTGGCAGCAGGGATACCGACCATAGGATACCAGGGAGGAAGGGGAATGAATATATACAAGAATAAATGGGGAATTGTATTAAGGAATATAGATGAAAAGACTATAAAAGGAATCCCGGATAGGCTGGAAAAATTAAAGATAACAGAGAAAATGAGAGAAGAGAATGTCATGGATAAAGACCTGGGTAAATATAAAAAGATAGTAAATAAAATAATGAAGGAAGTGCGTGATGGTAAAATAAAAAAATATTATTCTGCAGTTAAAATAATCCCGATTAAAGATAATGAACGTTTAAAAAACAATATAAGAGTATACAATAAAGGAGCAATTCCAATTTACAGGGGAGGCTATATATTCCAGCCAGGGGAAACAACAAAGGAAATGACTATAAATATGAGAACATTTAAGGAAATAAAATCTCATGTCAGTCTGGTTATTAATATAGTAGAGTAAAGGATGGAGGAACGGAATGTTAAATTTTATATACAAAGTTAAAGTCTATAATCATAAAATGGAAAGAATCAACCGGAACAAATGTGTATTCCCACCAGAAGAAGGGAAGGAATACACTATAAGAGATAGGGCATTTAAAGAAATAAGAGCTTGCCGCGATTTAGAAATAATTGAATGCCGTTATATATGCCCAATATGTGAAAGGCAATTTGATAAAAGGCATGGTCTTATAACACATATTACTATGGCACATCCGGAAGAAAAATATAAATTAAAAGGGAAAAAGTAAGGAGGTTATTATGGCAAACCAATATTATTCTACTATAGCAGATGTTAAAAAATATAGCGGGATATCTTATAGTAAATTAGGATTATCCGGAGAAAGTGAAATGGATACCATGATAGAAGACTGGCTGAAACACGTGGCAAGTCTTATCAATAGAGATAGGGGAAGGAATCTTCTAACCGATTTAACCTTTGGAGAAAAGAGAATAGTAGACCAGGGAGTAGAGGAATGGAATGAGTTAACCGTAGATGGAATAACCGTAGAATTAGAAACCGATCCTGAAGAATTTCCTAAAGGGGAAGAAAGAATAGCGGTAAACGTAATAGAGATATCATCAACGGTAGAATCAAATACTATAATAGCCAGCAAGGCAATAGAAACAGATTATCAGAATTTATCGGATGCAAAAATAATTATGATAAAAGTGAAGCCTTACGTAGACTGCGAAAGAGGAGCAATTCAGCTTTTATTATCGAGTAGTATATCCTGCGGAACGATCGTGAAGACAATAGACTTCCCGGAGATGTATGATAACGAATGGAAATTATGTAAATTTTACCTGGGAAACAAGACAGCCTATGCAGGCATTAAAAGTATAGGCCTGAAATTAGTGGAAGATGTAGGAGGATATTTCTGGGTAGCGGATATAGAGAAATTAGTACTCCCGGAAGGAATACATAATATAGCCATGAGAGCCTGTACAAATATGATAAAATTAGCATACATGAACCGGGAATCCCCGGTGATCAGGATAGACGATTGGAATACAAAGATGGTAGAAGATAAAATATTAACCGATTCATTAAAAAAAGAATTAAGCTTATATTATAAAAAGCCAGAATTTTCATTTAGTAGAGTGGTTGGCATGGTAGATGACCAGAGAGATATTCCTATAACAGAGGTAGATGAATGAGCGTTAAAATATATATCGACCCGAAACAAGTAGAAAAGATAATGGAGATCCCGAGAGCAGCCAGCAAGCAGGCCTTCTTTTACCTGGTAACCGAAGTGTGGGCAGGGTTAAGAGAAGAGCCACCTTCTGATCATGGACATTTGAGAGGAAGATGGCAAATGGAGAAGTTAAGTGACTTCTGGTATAAAATTGTCTGTGGAGTAGAATATGGAGAATATGTAGCCTTCGGAACGGGAATATACGGGCCGAGGGGAATAAAGATAACACCGACAACAAAGAAAGCTTTAAGTTTTATGTGGAAGGGAATGAGGGTAATCGTTAAGAGCGTAAAAGGCCAGAAGCCAAACCCATTTCATGAAAGAGCAATGAAGAGAGGGGAAAATAGGATAGATGAATTTATAAGAACAGCTTTAAGAGAAACAGGAGGGTAAAATGGAACTAAAAACATTAGAAGATGCAATAGATGATATCCTGGAGAAAATAGAAGAGAAATTATCCGGAGCTATACAAGATGGAGGAAAATTGGATGATGTTAAAGCATTAGTCATTGGAATGAAGACCAGCCAGAAACCGGAAGCACCAGCGATATGGGTAATGGAAGGGGAAACCATAATACATCCGACTACCAGAACTACCATATGGGAAAGCTGGGATATGGATATCGTTATCATCGGAGTGGTTTATAATGCGATAGAAGGTAAGGAAGGATACAAAGAAGCAAACAATTTGACAGCCAGAGCAAAGAATGTCTTACTGGCCGATAGGACCCTGGGATTCGGACATGGTACATTTTTTCAAGATATAAAGAGTAAGAGATTTGATGGAAATAATCCATACTTCCAGAACGGAAATTATTATAGTGCGGTTTATACATTAACCGTCACTTTTACAGTAAGAGAATAAAAAAGAAAGGAGAGTGAAGATTATGACAGAACCAAGAAGATATGCAGGTTTTGCAGAAGAAGAGAGTTTCAACCCAGCGGTTGCACCAGAGGCAGTATTCCATATTGATATAGCATCAGCCTCTTTGGATGCACCATCCGATCCTAACTTACATTTTGAAGGCGGGTTAAGTAGAGGTAGGAAAATAATAAGACCAGGGTATTATGTACCAGCAGGTAACGTGGTATACGCTATTGACATTCGTTCGATTGGTTACTTTTTAAAATGGGCATTGGGGAATTATAAATTTACAGACGGAGGAGAAGGCACGAACACTCACGAAATATATCCCAAAGAGAATACCATACTTCCCTCATATACAGTAAGATTGGGAAAGGATTTTTTTGAGCACGTTTTCAGAGGATGCGTAATGAATGGCCTGGAGATAGCTATAGAAGATTCGTTTATATTTGCCACTCTGGATAATATTGGAGCAAAGGATACCAGAGCAGCCTTAAAAGAAATTGCAGGTTTAACTTTATTCAATGAGAATAATTTATCCTTTATAGATGCTTCCCTTGCTTTAGGAGATTCTATAGATTATAACTGCAAGATAAAGAACCTAACCATAACTATAACCAATGGAGCAAATGCAGAAGCAGGGAAGGGATTCGGTCAAAGACACCCTTGCAGAATACCAGTAGGGAACCGAAATATTGATATAAAAGGAAATCTATTTTTTGAAGACCATTCAGAATATACAAAATTCTGGGGAGCTGCAGGTGGGGTAAGCGTAAATGGAGTAACAACCGAAGCAATGATCCTAACCATCGATGCGGGAACGGATGGCAGCCTGGAATTTAACTTCCCGAAATTAGCTTATACCGACTTAAAGACTCCTCCAAGCGGAAGAGGAGAAATAGTACAGGCCTTCAGCGGAATAGCTTTAATAGATAGCATCACCCTGGCAGACGCGGTAACCATAATCGAAGCAGAAGTATTGGCTACTTTACTAAATAATAATGGCGACATGGACGATGATATTATGTCTTAAAGAATAAAAGGAGAAAAATCATGGAAAATATAATATCGATAAAAGACCGGATACTCAAAGGGAAGGATTTTGTTAAAAAAATAAATATAAAGGAACTTGGAGGGGAAATCCAGATTAGGCCTTTAACCGAAGGGGAGTGGACAGAGATAAGTTCCAGGGCAGTGAAGTCAGCCAAAACAGAATTCACTCCTATATTTAATGAAGCAGGGGAAGTGGATAAAGATAAAACAAAGGAATCAATAAAATTTGCTTTCGATGTGGAAATACTTCAAAAAGGGGATTTTGAGAAAGATATCCTGGCCTGTAAATATGGGATAGTAGAAGAAGGACTGACAGAAGAGGACTTAAGGCAATTATCTCCTCCTGGGATCATCAGGAAAATAGCAGATGAAATATATAAAATAAGCGGAATAAAAGAGGAGGAGCTGAAGGCATTGCAGTTTTTTCGCAGATAGTGGAGAAGGACAGAACATTATAGCATACCATATCTCCGGGATACGTTTTGTAGACAGATACCAGGATATGACTAATTCCCAGAAAATATTTATAGAATTAGGATATGGGGAATATTATAGACGACAGGGAAGCAGCGGAAACTATGAAAATGATAAATATGCCGAAGCTCGAAAAAAGGCCAGAGAGAAGGTGAAGAAATAAATGGCAAACGTAATGGAAGTTATAGTAAAAGGAATAGATGAACTATCTCCGATGATGGATAAGATAGAATCAAAGACAGCAAGTACCGGAAGTTCCATGCAAAAGAATTGGGCCGGGATAGGGAAAGGTATGCAGGTAGCCGGAGTAGCAGCGGTAGCTTTAGGAGCGGGAATAGAAATGCTGGCCAGAGCGAATGCACCATTATTAGAATCTACCAGAAGACTGGCCGATTATTTAGATATAGACAGTAAAGCGATGCAACAATTAGTATTGGATACTTCCAATGTTACCTTCCCATTAAAAGAAGTATTGGCCATTATGGAAACAGGAGCAAGGCTGGGATTAGAAAGTGCAGAAAGTCTGAAGGAATATGCTAATTTCTGGGATATGGTATCGGATGCAACCGGGGAAAGTTCTTCAGCATTGGCCGAAGCGGGAGCCTCTCTAAAAGCATTAGGAATTGCAGCCGGGGAAGAAGGGAAGGCCCTGGCAGCCTTTGGATTTATTCAAAGAAACACCACTATGGATATAGGAGATTTTATTAATTCAGTAGGCAGGCTGGCCCCAGAGATGAGAGAATTAAAAATGGGAGTAAATGAAGCAGCGGTAGTATTGGGAATTATGCAAAAGGAATTCGGGATGACTTCCCGGGTAGCATTGCAAGAATTCAGAACAGCCGTCACATCAGCAGGTGGAGATATAGAAAAACTAAAAGAAATCCTGGGTATAACTGGGGAGATGTTTGATGAATATAGCCGGAAGGTAGCGGAAAGCTCAGATATTATAGCAGAGAATGCCCAAAGGAATAATGAACTTTTTACACCAATGCAGAAAGTACAGCATGCACTGGATGAATTAAAATATAAAATGGGAGACTTTATACAGGGAGCAGCGAATTATGCACCATTACTAACAGGGATGGGATCAGCCATGACCATTGTAGGAACTTTAATGAAATCGAATTTTATCCCAGGGATTATAGGAGCAGCCAAAGCGGTTTGGGCATTTACAGCTTCGATATTAGCAAATCCATTAACTTTCTGGGTAGGAGCGATAGGACTGGTAATAACAGCGATCGTATTATTGTGGAAAAATTGGTCAGAGATAACCGAATGGATAAGCAGAAAAATTGATTGGATAGTAGATAAATTTGCCTGGTTAGGAGATAAGGTAAAGTGGGTAGCCGAAAAACTGGGAATCTATAAAGAGAAGACAGAAGAGATTATCGATGCAACCGATACATTGAAGGAATCAACAGATACAGCCAGTGAATCAATAGATGGCCTGGCCACATCCGAAACAGAAGCCAGCACAGCAACCGGTCTCCTGGGAACGGAAACCGATGAATTAAAAACATCATTAGAAGGAGTACCAGAAGTAGCAAAAAAAGCATCAGATGCAATTAAATTATATGCCAGTGATGTAGGGGAAGATTATATACAATTAGCAGGGAAGGCAACGGATTCATGGGATGATTTCTATGCCTTTTGGGATGCGGAAGCCAAAAGAACAGCAGGGGAAATTAAGCAGACCGTAACAACAGTTATTGATAAAATGGGAGTAGCCCACAAAGTGTGGACAGATATAAAAGAAGAGGTAGATACGTCTGCTTCTAAACCATCAAACCTATATAAAATAGTAGATGCGGAAGGGAATA